TTGTCCAAACTTTTTTGGAAATATTTCTGCCATACGGCGGTCAACTTCCTGATAATATTCGTCATCACTAGGGTCAAACCCGTCTTCTTGAACATCTTTATCAATCTCCAAAGCAACGCTAGTCAGCACACGATCTGTATTAAACCATTCATTTGCTGCCGCCCAATCAGTTGCTTTACGCTGTGCTTCTGATACAGTAGTAGCAGCCGCTTGGACTTGTTGTTGCTCCTCAAATTTCTGAGGTTCAAAAGAGTCTGCCTGTTGACGAAACTCTGTTAGCCTATAGTTATCTTGCTGGGCAGTATTAAGAGATTCTTGTGCCTTCAAGATATTATCGGCATCGCCGTTTTCTACGGCTTGACGGTACGCAGCACGAGCAAGCTCTAGACGTTCCGTCACTTGACGCTCATTAGATTCAACATTATTACTTAAGAGATTTTTATATTCTTCTTCTCTTTGTTGAAGCTTTGTTTGCATTTCCTTCTGTTGTACTAGAAGGTTTTCAATCTCGGCTTCACGTTCTTTTTTCTGTTTTACCAGTTGTCGAATACGCTTTTGTGCGCCAGATGTTTCTACACCCTTTGTTTCTTGGTCTTGTTCTTCTTCAGTTGTAGGGGTAGTTTCTTCTTGAGATGTTTCCACCTCTACTTCGGGGGCTGCTGATTCTTCTGTAGCTTCTTGCCCTTCGATTTCAAATTCCACCTTTTCTTCTTCAGGGGGTGAGCCTGCTTCGATGGTAGACCATTCAGTCTCTGCCATAGTATTTTCTCCTGTTTAACGTCTGCGGCGAGATAGACGAATAACGCCGATATGTAATATTATATAGTATGATTGATTAATTCACAAGAGTGACTGTGAATTTTTTTAACTACTTAGATTAAATGTAGGGTCTAAGTCTTTTGCATCTTCTACTACCATTTTGATATCATCATCAAATAATAGCAAAAGATTTACGCCTTTGTAAAAGAACTTGCTTCCTGTATGTTTACCATAACACACATAGTCACCCTCTTCACACCAAGCACCATTAGCAAACTTGTCGTCCTGATAGGCTAGGTCGCCAACTTTTAGGACACGACCAACTGTTGTAAGGTAAGCCATATCCGATTTGGTTGAGTCAGGCAGAATGATACCACCCTTAGTTGCTGACTTAACTGATACTGGACGTACAAGGATATGATAGCCTGGTACTCTTGGAAGTGGGTTAGGGTCTGCGACCTCTTCGTCTGTAATCCATTCATCGTTTTTCAAAGCACTAGATGCAGCTTGCATATTTACTCCTCTTCGATATATTTATTTAGATAATCTTTGATAAGGCCAATGGCCTTTTCTAAACCAGCGATTGTTCCCACTGATTCACAGTATCTAGAATAATCTGAAGCGGCTCCATACGCAAGGGAATTTTTTATAGATTCTATTTCTTTTTGTATTTCTTTTATTAATTCTTCATATAACACTATTTAATGCCTTGTTGCTTAATTACATCTGCCAATATTTTAGCAGAAACTTTAGCTTCTTCCAAGTCATTATTTTCTTGGGCTTTCAGCAAGTCAGCCAGTACGTCCATAGCTTTCAATGCACGCTTGGCATCTCTGTCTTCTTGCTTCTGATAAGCTTTCATTTGTTCCTGCGCTCCTTGGGCTTGCGTATCCAGAACAATCTTCTGTTCTTTCAAGTCAAGGTCACGATTTTTAAGTGCGGCATCTGATTGTGCTTTGGCAATCTGTGCAGCAGTTTTATTTTGTTCCACCTGAAGTTTCTGTGCCTCAATAGCCAGCATCTGCTGTTCTGGCGTGCCTGGTCCTTGAGCAGCCGCCATGTTTGCTTGTAGAATTTGCTGGGCAGCTTGAGCCTGAACCATTCCAATTGCCTGTGGGTCAAGTGCAATTTGTCCCATAACTTGTGGATTTTGTAATGACTGTTGATATAGTCCATCCATTTGTTCTTGATACTTAACGAGCATATGCTCAGATATATTAGCTTGCAATGCTCCAGCAAGTTTTGCAAATGCAGGGCTTTTTTGATTCATAGGGTCTTGCATATAAGCAGTTTTAACTGCAATGTGTGCGTCATGGTTTTGTCCTGTGAACGCCTTAATAGGTTTACCTTCAGAAGCTGCCATAATATCTGACACAGGGTCAAGCGGAACTGCTTCTTTTTTAAATGGCATAAGTTTTTCTACATCAGGCACATTAGCTGTAGTTAACAACATTCTATTAATTGCTTCCATGTCAAACATTCCTGGTTCTGACTGAGCAGCAATCTGCTGTACCATTTGAACAAGCATCATGCGTTGTGCATTAGACGGAATGTTTGGGTCAGATACTGGAATAATATCTACACTACCATTAAAGTCTACTTTAAAAATCTTTTCTGTAATTCCTGGTAGGTCATAAGGATATTCACTTGGTAGATATTCAGAATCAATACGTGCCAATACTTTAAACTCATCACCTTGCGCTTTATGTAGTCGTTTGTGAATAGCAGTAAAGAACTTGCTAGAGGCTTCAAGCAATGCCATAGTTGTACCAACTGGACCATAGCCACCACTATCTGCAATGACTTGTTCTGTACTGTCGGCAAACTTTTGTCCTGCTCCTGTTACAAAGGACAACATGTTAAACAAAGTCTGTGATGGTTCTTTAAATGGTAGTGGAATAATAGACTTGGTTAAGTCCATGCCTGTTGCTTCTACTTCTTTAAACTCACCTGGCGCAATCGGGTCATTATCCCCGACCATCCGTACTCCCTTAGCCTTGAAGCCTCCTGGTAAATTAGCAAACTGCCCAGCATCAAGTAGGCTACGCATTGCAGCAGTAGCAGACATAGTAAGATTACCAAGGAAGTGAATAAGACCCAGCCCGTAAAAACCAAATCCAGGAACATATCTGTAATGCGTGAAGTGCATTTTTTTGACATACTTATCATCTCCTTCTGCCCAGTTACGGCGAATCGAAAGAACTTGACCTGACTGTTGTTCTACAGTTACAATATATGGGCAGGCAGCTTTACCTGTGTGCATTGTGTCTTCTTCAAGTTCTAGGTAACAATGCTGCTCCAGCAACACATACTGTGGGTCATTATCTCCTGCAGGTGACAAACCAAGAACTGTGTCCATCTTTGCTGCCATGCCTGACAAAGTAGGAACACCAGCAGAAGGAAGTTCTATATCGGCATACATATCTGCTTCTATCTGACGAGCCAAGTCAACAGGGCTACGATAAATAACATGAGTATAGCGGTCTGCTCTGCGAAGGTCAGACGCATAGTAAGATACATAGAACTGGTCTATGGGTACAAACTCACTGACAGGTCTGTCAAGGCTTGAATCATAATAAATCTTTTTAACTGCAGAACCAATCAAGGGTAGATGAAACAACATACGCTCAAACTCATCAAAGTATTCAGGCATCTGAGTAGTAACCTGATAGTTCATAAAGTTCTGAACACGATTAGCCTGCTGTTGTTTCTCAAGTGTAGCGTCACCAAGAACCTGTGCCTTAACTGGTCCTTTGGCTGGGAACAATTCTTGCGAGGCTTTAGATTGGAACTTAACTGCTGACTCAATCAACAATGGATGCACAGCAGTAGCTGCACCTTCAAATGGTTCAGTTGTATCTTCTAGCTTCAGACCAAGCAGGTCAAAGCCTCGCTCAAACATTGATTCCCATTCTGAACGAGAATCTTTGTCTGCTTCAAACTTATCAATAACTGTATTACCAATTTCTTCGAGCTTTTCATCGTCTAAGATTTCTACAAGATTTTCATAAAATCCTGTATTCATATTAATCTCTACTTCGATTGCTTCGGCTGACCCTTCAAGGTCTACTGTAATCTCGCCTGTCTCAGGGTCTACTTCAAAGGTTGCTTCTGCTTCAGAAGGCTGCTGCATTTCCATGCGAATAACATTGTCGCCCTCTGGACGCTGCTCATAGGGATTTCTCTCTGTTGCCATTATGCTTTTTTCCTAGCTTTTGTTTTACGTTTCATTTGTTCAATGTATTTTCTATACACAGAACTAGCACCAGTTTTACCTGCTACCTTTGCTCGTTGTTCCATAGCAATCGCTGCTTGTATCTTGTGGGCATGAGTTCTACCACTGGCCTTAATCTTTTTGACACTTGACTCTGCATCTTTTAATGTGGCAAACTTTAATCCACGTATTGTTCCTTTAGGATTCTCATCCGTATATAAATCAGAATGCTTTTTGCTTCTTGCGGGTTGTCCTTTTTTTCTAGGTATACGTGGAGCCATAGGCAATATTATACCATTAAGTTCTCCAGTATCCAACCCTCTTTGTTCGCCTTGGGTTATAATCATCTTCCCAGCTTGGGTCTTCATTGTGTGACACATGCCAGCTATCTCGCATATAGTGGATAGCCATAGTCATTGCGTCCACTTGGTCATCATGTGCGCCATTGGGAAAGGCTAGGCATTCATCAAATAAATCCTTTGCCCACTCTTTACTCGTGGGTATGTAGACACGGCCTGACTCCATAAGAGGCGTAGCGGCGTAGACACGTGATACCTTGTCCCTATCGGGGAGGTAGTCCAGAACAGGTAGTCCTGCGAGTCGCATATCTTGTAGCAACGATTGACCAGAAGCTTTCTTCTCAATAATGCACACATCTGGCCTGTGTTTTTGGTAGAGCATCTGTGCCGTGCGGCGAAGGTCAGGATACTCGAAGCGGTCTTTGATATTCCCAAGAAGAATAAGATTGGGGACGACATACTCTCCACCATACTCATCTTGCTCGACTTGGTGGAAGATGCCCCACGTTTGTATGACACTATAGTCTGCCGTTTTCTTAGTAGAGAATGCTGTGTCATAGGTCTGGATAATAAATTCACATTGCGGCGGGTCTTCATACTCCCACCACTCAAACCAGTTCTTCTTGATAATACCACCTTCGTCTGGCGAGGGGTTCTGCATATATAGCGCATCCCAGTATCTACTCCCATTACTTGCTCGTATCTCTTGTTCATCTAGCTTCAATACTGAGTCTGGCTTCCACTCTGGAAAGTATGATGAGCCTTCAGGTAAACCCAGTAAGTCTGCTGCAGTCTCGTCCAGCCATGCAGGGATGCTGATTACTTCCCATGGCTCTGTAGTAAACTCCGACTCCTGCTTAAGCAGCCAGCCACACAAGTCATCAAAGTG